TCAGTGTCGATGACGGTGGCGCGTATACCCTCTACAGCGCGACAGGCGTCTCGCAGGCCACTGGCACCACATCGAGCGGCGCAGTGTCTATCGCGACCCCTGCCGACCTCGCGGTCGGTGCGACTGCGTATGAGGTGTGGGACGTCTCGGTGGCGAGCGGTACCAGCCAGACAGAATCTGCGACTCCCACGATGTCTGACCTGACGGATACGTAGCGAGGCCATTGTGCGCGGCGACTACCTCGGCATGGGTACAAGGCGCAGACAGCATGTCGGCACTCGTGACGAGCACCTGACGTCGGATGGGCGGCAGGCTGGTGCCGCTGGCTACCGAGACATCCCAGACCTCGTATGCGGTCGCACCGACTGCGAGGTCGGCAGGGGTCGCGATAGACACTGCGCCGCTAGAGGTCGTGCCTGTCGCTTGGGAGACGCCTGTCGCAGAATACAGCGTGTAGCTGCCACCATCATCGACAGTCACGCTGGCAGTGCCAGAGGCCACCGACAGCGTGCGGCTGATAGTCTCGCCTCTGACCACGATGGCAGGCTCGTGTCTGGATACCTGATAGGCCATGCGTCAGCTCTGGTAGAAAGGGTCGGATGGGTAGCCGCGAAGCCTGCGCACCGTCAGCACAGGCAGGGTCGGCGCTGCACTGCCATACTGCTCGATGAGTCTTTCGAGGTAGGCTGCCGCTGCTGTCTCGTCGACGGACTCGCTGGTGCCGTCGCGTCTGGTGGTCGAATAGTTACGCGCGAAGCGTGCGACCTGTGCGAGCAGGATGCGCGCACCCTCGGCGACTGCTCCGCGCCAGCCACCTTCGTCGGTGATGAGTGCGCTGATGACTTCATCGGTCAGGATGGCCGACTGCTCGCTGGTGTCTGCCAGCCGCAGTCGAACGCGACCGACATCAGTGGTGGGGTCGAAGCTGAAGGCCATCGGCTACCTCACGCGAGCGCGTCGATGCGCGATTGAATCGCAGCCAGGACAGTCGACCGAGGCCGCTGTCGCTGCTGCTCTAGCTCAAGGCATCGGGCCAGCGTGGCGGCATCGCCGCATGCTTCGATGGCCTGACGCACGTCAGAGGACCGACCAGCCAGCATCGCAGACGGGTCGGCCTCTGGTGGCGCACTAGACTCGATGTGGCCTTCGAGCGCAGCGCGCAGTGCGCGCAACTCGTCGACCAGCTCGAACAAGAGCATGATGCCCAACGTGCGAGCCTCGCCGCTGCCTGCTGGAATTTCACCAGCGAGAATGCGACCGAGCCGAGCCTGGTGCGCCGCATCCATCAGCTTGTGGCCTTGTTCGCGCAGGCCGCTCCGCGCCAGTCGGTGACCACTGCGCCAAAGCGGATGTAGCCTTCGAAGGTCACCGTGCGGGTCGCTTCATTGACTCGCGTCCGAATCTCCGGGATGCCGCTGTCATAGACGAGCAGCCCAGGGTCATCGGCGAGCAGCCACCAGGCATCCGAGTCGTCGGAAAGACGGTCCCAGATGACGGGTCGCAAGAGGCCCTTGAATGCGTTCGAGTCGTTGTTCGACCCACCAGGCAGCAGGTCAGACTCGGTGATGGCCGCCACCGTCTGACGCATCGCAGCGCCAGCGAGGATGACCGTCGGTCGGTTGCTGATGGCCTGGTAACGTTCGTCGCGAGCGTTCGTCACCGTGAACTGGGTATACCCGTTCTGAAGGTTGGCCGAGGTCAATGGCGACGAGGTGAACAGGTTCACGCCAGCATCAGCGGCCACCGTTCCAGTGTATCCCTGGAATGGGTGAGCGTTGCCAGACGCTGCGAACCATGGCTTGCCATCGTAGATGAAGCCAGTGTTGGCATCGGGCGTACCACGGTAGGCGTTGCCGAAGTAGCGAGCAGACCCAGCCGCAAGCGTGCCCTTCTGGAACATGCCTGCGATGTAATCATTTCGGAACCGCGAAGCAGCGCCAGCCACTCGCCGACCCCAGTCGATGACGTCGCGCACGAGTCGCGTCTCGGCATCGCGGAGCATGAGCATATCTTCAGTCACCGTCAGCGCAGTCGCTAGCGTGCGGAGCTTACACTGCCGCACTGGTCCCTCGCCGATGATGTCCTGCGGCACTCGCTGGCCTTCCTCGATTTCGTGAAGGTCGCCGAGGCCGATGGGCATGATGGAGCGGTCGCCGTATGGGTAGTCGGTCATCGACTCGGTGGACGGCACGACAATCTTGCCGGCAGGCACCAGCTCGCGCCAAACTTCCTCGTCTTCGGTGTAGCTGTCGGCGATAGCCTGGTAGCCACGGTCGAAAGCAATCTTGTTCAGTTGGTCTACGGTGAGCATTTCAGACCCCTGCGAAGGCGTTAGCGAGTTGAACGATGACCTTGTTGGCGTCGACATCGACATCGACAATCAGCAAAGCGCCATCAACGGATGCAGTGATGTCTGCGCTTCCAGCGCCACCGACGTCGCACTTCTTGCCGACGAGGGTGATAGCTGCGCTGCCCGATGCGGGTGGGAAGGCGTAGTGATTGTTGCCACCCACATACACGAGCGCATCCACATCGCCAGAGGTCGACGGCGAGTCGGCTGTCGCCAGCGTCGCAACCGCCACCCCGTATGGGATGTCGCCTGCGGCGCAGGTCGTCAGATACCCTGCGTCGAGTTTGAGCATATCACCAGCGGCCCAGGTAGCTGCTGCCTTGACTGGTGCAGAAACAACCTCGTCGCCGAGGTCGCGGTATAGGCCATGGTCGAAATCGACTGCCATGTCTAGCCCCACAAGAATGGGCCAGAACGGCCCAGGTTAACTGCTGCGCTTGGCCCACTGTGGGCCGAACCTATCGAGCAGTGACCGCTGCCTGTCCTCTGGCGCGTTTAGCCATGATGGCTTGGTGCGCCGCATCCATTCGACCTCGCGCTCGCTGACCTTGGTGGCTGGCTTGGCATTGTCCTGGCTGCCGGTGCCTGTCGGTAGCACTGGCGCGCCAACCGCTGCCGATGCCTTGGCCTTGAGCGCCTCGGCCCAGTCGAGCATTCTGTCGAGCTGGTCACCGAGCACGCCTTCGGGGATGCCATCAGCATACTCGCCAAGCGACTCGCGCCGCTGGTTCTGGCGAGCCTGTCGCGCTGCCTCGAAGGCTTCGACCTTGGCTGCGAGCTCGGCTGCTCGGTCCTCGGCTGGCTTGCCTCGTGTCTCCCATAGCTCGCGGAACTCGCCACGCTCGGTAGCCTCGCGCTCGCTGCGTGCCTTGGCTTCTTGCTCTAGCTCGGCGAGCCGAGCCTCTAGCTGCTGCCGCTTGGCGCGCTCGCTGGTCAGCGCCTTTAGCGGCACTGTGCGAGGGTCGCTGTCACTGCTCTGGGTGGACTCGGCGAGTCCTGCGTCGGTGCCAGTCGGCTCCGTGTCGTCTGTCATGGTAGCCCCGCTTGACCGTTCACCGAAGCCAGGCCGTCATCGCCTGTGGGCATGACTACGGGCTACCACATCGCGAGCCGCATGTCGAGTGATACAGTAAAGGCCGCACCGACAGAATTACCGATGCGGCCACTACAGAGTGCACCAAGCACGACAGGATGTCGCAGGCTGGCGCTGCACCACTACCACGCGAGGACTGCCCATGCCTAGAATCTACAAGCCAGACGAGGACATGGCGCGCATCGCTCGCGACGTGCTCGAACTACGCGCGAGCCTGCCGCCGAGCCAGCGAGCAGGGACACCGACCGGCATCGCCAGAGCGCGAGACATCGCGAACCGTCGACTGCTCGCAGCGCACACCGTGTGGCGCATGTATTCGTTTTTTCAGAGGCATGGAGCATCGCCAGGCAGCGCCGAGGCGCGGCAGAACCCACGCTCGAAGGCTGCGCAGGCATGGGCGCTCTGGGGTGGCAACCCTGGTCGAGCCTTTGCCGCTCGCATTGTCCGCGAGGTCGAGGCCAAGGTCGCCGACCTGCGCGAGCGTGCCGAGGCTGCAACCGATGAGGCCGAAGGTCGACAGCTGATGCGCGAGGCTGACAGCCTGCTGCGCGACCTGCGCCAAGGATAAAAAAGCCCCGCCTGACACCATGCCAAGCGGGGCAGTTCGTGGCCGCATTGCGGATTAAGCAATACCGCGCGAGCTTACACCTATTCGATGACCTCGACAACCCCTGCCTGCGCCGTCTGGTCGACGACTGCGCTGGTGCGCGCTTCGAGGTCGGCCAGGATAGCGCCTGCCGTCTCGCTGTCCTCGGTCGCCTTGATAGCTTCCAGGTATTCGAGCGGGTCGCCTTCTGGCACCAGGCCGAGCCCTTGGAGTCGCGCGATGGCGTCCTCGGCCTTGAGCAAGCCGCTATTGACTAGGGTCAGATACAGGCCAGCCATGGCTTCGACATCCATCGGCAGCGGCTCGCCACCGTCGACCTCGAACACATCCATATCCTGCGACCATGCGACACCGAGGTCAGCGGCGACAGCGTAGGAAGTGACCAGCGCCAAGGCTCGATAGAAGTGCTGCCGGATGGGTGCGATTTTCATCACGAAGCCTGACGCCCGATGCGACAGCGCCAGGCCGCTCGCGCCAGCGCCTGCCTCGGTGAACAGGAACTCGAACAACGTGGCGCGCAGCTTGTCGACTTGAACATCGGCGGTGTCGATGAAGGCACGCAGCCCGTCGAGCCTCGGTTCTAGCCACTGGAGGTCAGTGCCCTCTGGCAGTGCTGCCGCTCGGTCAATGGCTGTCAGGTCTGCGCCGCTGCCTGGGTCGACGCCCATGCCCTTAAGGATAGGCGCGCCGCTTCGAGTGCCGATGACGCCAAGCTGGGTCAGCAGGCTATCGACCAGCGCGAGGCCAGATTCGTATCCTTGGCCAGCCCACATCGGCAGCGCGCGACCGATGTCTCGATACACGAACTCTGTCACCGGAACCACGCCGAGGCGATTCGGCTCGACCTCGCCACCATCGCTGTCGCGGAACTCGCGGTAAGAGCCTGGCGTCATCTGGCGCTGGTATCGGTAGGGCTGACCATCAGCCTGCACGGTGCCACTATCGTCGAGCATGTCATCGCCGTCGCGCTTATCGACTGACAGCAGCGCCGAGGTCACATCGCCGAAGCCATCGCGTCTGACCTGCATGTGCCGAGGGTCATGGCCTACGATGTGCGCGAGGCCG